CATATTGACGAGAATGGTAGTGTAACAGAACTTGGACGTAACGCTCAATGGGTTATCCAATCTGATAATGCTATTGCTATTCTAGAGCAGCGTATGGAGATGTATGCTGGTGCTCCTAGAGAAGCTATGGGTATTCGTACTGCTGGTGAGAAAACTGCTTTTGAAGTACAACAGCTTGCTAATGCTGCAGGACGTATTTTCCAAGAAAAGATTACAGTCTTTGAGATTGAAATCCTCGAGAAGGCCCTTAATGCCATGCTAGAGACCGCTAAACGCAACATGGATAGTATGGATGTAGTACGGGTAATTGATGACGACATAGGGGCTCAAATCTTTATGGAGATTACTAAAGACGATATTACAGCTTCTGGTAAGCTTCGTCCTATCGGTGCTCGACATTTTGCAGCTCAAGCTCAGTTGATTCAGAACTTGACTAGCCTTTCTAATACACAATTGTGGGGACAGATTTCTCCACATCTTAGCGCTAAGAGTTTGTCTAAGCTTGTTGAGGATGTATTGAATCTTGAACGCTACCAGTTGTTCTCTCCTAACGTAGCTATCTTTGAACAACAAGAGACTATGCGTTTATCTAATCAAGCGCAAGAAGATTTACAAATGGAAGCAACTAACCCTGTTCAAGCACCATGAAAACAGTCTGGACTAAAGGCTTAAACGCAGAACAAATAGTCCAGCTTAAACAAGATTTTGTAGGAGGCGCTCTGTTACGAGAGCGTCTTTCTAAACTTCTTGAAGAGAAGCAGGACAGTTCAGTTAAGAAATCACGCAGTGAAGATGGATACGAGAAACCCAACTGGGCGTATCAACAAGCAGACGCTAGAGGCTATGAAAGAGCTCTTTCTGAAGTTATTTCACTTCTTTTAAATTAATATGTCGAAAAAACACTAAAAATCTAGTAGATTAGAGTATCTCTTAAGTATATCTAGTATATGATTCGAAGAATCGAATAATCACTATCTATATTATTATAGAAATATATAAATAGTATATAATACTAATATCTCTAGTATTATACTAGAAATACTTATGTACTCTTTTATGCGTTACATAATTAGTTCCTAATAACTTAGAAAGTAAACAATACGAATGTCAGACCCGACAAGTATTTTTGATACAAACAATCCGTCTAACCAGACAACTCCAAGTAGCCCTAGCACGGTTACGCCTCCAGTAGTTAATGATCCTTTAGCCGACCTGCTAAAAGATATCAAAAATGACCGAGGAGAGCCAAAATACAAAGACCCACTAGAAGCCCTTAATGGACTTAAACACGCTCAAGAATTTATTCCTCAATTGAAGTCACAACTGACAGATAAAGAACAAGAAATTATTCGTTTGCGTGAAGAAGTTGCACGTTTAAAGGAAGTGGAATCTTCTGTAGCACAGCTCACTCAGCAGCAATCAGCACCAGCGCCTACCGCGACTAACGGGATTACTGAAGAGCAAATTGCTGATTTAGTGGCACGTACTATGACTAAGAAGGATAATGAAGCCCTTCAGAAGCAGAACTTATCAACAGTAGTTTCTACTCTCCAGACTGTACTCGGAGCTGATGCAGAGAAAACTTTCTACGCTAAGGCTGCTGAATTCGGTATGTCACAAGAGGAAATTAATACTCTTGCCGCTACTAAACCCAAAGCAGTACTGACCATGTTTGGTATTACTGGAACGCCTGCAGCTCCTAAGGCTGCTAACGCTCCATCTAATTCAGGCAGCCTCAATACAGCGGCTTTTCAGCCAGCACAAGAATCGTTTGTTGGACGTAATCCTAAACCCGCATTAATTGGTGCAACACAAGATGATCTGAAACAAGCAAGCAATCGAGCTAAAGCTATGGTGGAAGAACTTCAAAGAAATGGTTTGAGTATTAACGATCTAACGAATCCAAAGATTTACAATAAATATTTTAAATAGGATAATAAATGTCTCAAAATCGTGGCAACTCCACTGCATTTATTGAAGCAGAACAGTATTCTGCCTTCATTCTGCAGAACTTGCATGACGGTATGCTCCCAGGCACTATGTACCGTAACGTCTCGGACTTCGGTTCGGGCAACACTCTTCATATCAAAACCGTTGGTACTGTTACCATTCAAGACGGCGCTGAAGAAGTTCCATTTGACTATAGCCCAATCGAATCAGGCGAAGTTACTCTGACCATTACCGACTACGTTGGCGATGCTTGGTATGTAACTGACGAACTGCGTGAAGATGGCGCTCAAGTCGAAGCTCTGATGTCGGCCCGTTCTTCGGAATCAACTCGTGCTATTCAAGAAACGTTTGAAACCCGCTTCCTGCGTAAGTGCAATACTTCGCAAGTGAATGCTGCAGCTAATGCTGTTAACGGCTTTGCTCATCGCATTGCTTCTGCTGAAACCAACAATGTTCTGTCGCTGAACCATTTCATCCAAATGAAACTGGCATTCGACAAAGCTAACGTCCCTATGGCTGGCCGTGTTGCTATTCTTGATCCAGTGGCTGCTGCTACTTTGGACAAGCTTGTTTCTATTAGCCGTGACGTTACCCCATTTGGTCAGAAGATTCTGGAAAACGGCTTTGACCGTGACCACCAGTTCCTGATGAACCTGTATGGCTGGAACATCATCACTTCGAATCGTCTGCAAACCGGTACTTTCTCGGATGGCACGACTTCGGTGACCAATGGTGTTGCTAACGTGTTCATGAATATTGCTGATGACAACATCAAGCCAATCATGGCTGCATGGCGTCGTATGCCTAAAGTTGAAGGCGAGCGTAACAAAGACCTGCGTCGTGATGAGTTTGTCACTTCTTCGCGTTGGGGTATGGGTACGCAACGTGTTGACTCGCTGGGCATTCTGATTACCTCTGCTGTCAACTCTTAATAGAAAGAATATCATGGGTTTTAAAAATCAAGCTGGCTTGGGTGTCAGCAATTATTACGGTGCTCGTAACACCGGTGGTTCAGTTGGTGTAGAGGATGCTGATGGCAGCACTCTTACCCTGAGCGTTCAACTGACTGGTCAGTCCATCAATGATGGCTATTTGCCTCCAGTTGTTCTGCCAAAGGGCGCTTTGCTGCGTCGTGCAGTTTTGCGTGTTGATGAAGCATTCGTTATCGGTGGTACTACTCCTACCGTTTCTATCGGTGCTAATGGTTCTGTTGGTACAAACTACATTGTCCTGACTGAAGCTGAATTGGAAGCTATTGGTACGAAAGTTCCAGCTTCTACTGGTGCTGGTACTTGGTCTGCAGCTTCTGCAACCGGTACTACTGCTGCTGCTAAAGTAGCTTTGGCCTTGGGTGGTACTAGCCCTACGGTTGATGCCACTGTTGGTAAAGCAGTTCTGGTTATCGAGTTCATTAACAAAGCTAAGGCTTAATAAGTAACTTCTTAAAGGGGTGAGGCATAAAAACCTCATCCCTTTTTTTATTTCAAGGATTGTTATGACGATTCAACATAAGGACATTACAGGCGTTAATGTTCATGAACCAAAAGGTGTAGATGCAGCAGCAGCTAAGCTTGTCTATGTTTCTAACGGTTCTGGTTCAGGTACGTGGAAACGTATTGGAACAGACAATCTTCTGGGTTTAACCACTGATGGTGGCTTGACAGGAAGAAAACTTATTACTAATGGCTCAGAAGGCTTTACCTTAGCATACGACAATCTGTATGGCTCTATGGTAATGACTAATAACACTACAGCATTTACAGTTGCTGCCGCTACAGATTCTACATTAAATACTACGTCTGATTATGCTATTATTACAGGCACTGGTGCTCCTTGGGCTTCTTCTAATCTAGACAGTATTACATTTAATACAGATAGACTTACTTCTCCTATCAACGGTATTTACTCTTTAGAAATTACTTTAGCTTGTAGTGCGTTCTCTTTTAATGCTGGAATTGTAGCAGCTCGTTATCTTATTAATGGTACTACTTTTGGCTCTCGTAGAGTAGAAGTACAAGTAGATAAAGCGGGTCATAGAGATACAATTACAATTATGGAACATATTCAGATTCCAGCTAATCAATATATTCAAATAGCAATTGCCTCTACAGTAGCTGGTACAGTAACAATTAATAATGCAGTAGTAAATCTTAAACTCCTTCGTCAGTTGAGCTAATATGAAAATGTCTCTTTTGGAAATGGTTCAAGACATTCTTAATGATCTTGATTCCGACAATGTTAATAGTATTGACGATACAGTAGAAGCTGGACAAGTAGCTCAGATCATTAAGACCTGCTACTTTGAAATGATGAACAACCGTAACTGGCCTCATCAACGTAAGCTTCTTCAGTTCGATGTAGTTGGTACTTTGGCTAAGCCTAATTATATTATCACTCCAGACAGCGTTAAAGAACTAGAGCTGTTTCAATATGATAAGAGGAAAGCAGGAGACACTAGTGTCCTCTATAGCGAAGTAAAATATAAAGAGCCTGACAATTTTCTTCGTTACATCTCTAATCGCAATGGCGATGACATTAACACTCAAACAGTTGTAGACTATAGCGGTACTTCTTTGTTGATTCGTAAAGATATGGCTCCAACATATTGGACTTCTTTTGACGATACATACATTATTACAGACTCCTATGATGCAACAGTAGGCAGCTCTATTCAGAAGACTCGTACACAGTTTATAGCCTACTGCTACGACTCTTGGACGCATACAGATAGCTCCATACCAGTCATGTCAGCAGAGGCCTTCCCAGCCCTTCTAGAGGAAGCTAAGAGCACTGCATTCGTAGTGTTGAAACAAATGGCTAATCAGAAGGCAGAACAGAAAGTAGGACGTCAGCAACGCTGGCTGTCTCGTAAAGCATGGCGTACTGCAGGTGGTGTACGTTATGATGATTATGGTAGAAAAGGTCGTAAATGATTAGAGAATATAAAGGCTATCAAATTAAGCCTCATAAAGAATTCCCATTAAGCTATATTGTAGTTACTACAGGTAAAGGTGGTAAGATTCCAGAAGTTCTTAATAGTCATTTCACTACTCCTACCTACGCTAAAGAACAAATTGATAAGTATTTAGATTCTAAACCCAAGAAGGAAACTACTAATGACGAAGAAGGAAACAAGGGCTGAGATAAATACGTTTATCCAAGGACTCATTACTGAAGCAAGCCCGCTTAATTTTCCAGTAAACGCCTCTGTAGATGAAGATAATTTTGAATTAAATAGGGATGGTACACGGGATCGTAGGCTTGGTATGGATTTTGAACCAAGTAATGTTCTAATTGATTCAGGTATTACAACTTCCACTGTTTCTTCTGCAGCAATTAATACCTTTAAATGGTATTCAATTAACGGTCTTATCACTCAAGAATTCCTAGTAGCTCAGGTTAATAAGTCTCTTTACTTCTTCGATATGGAAGAAGATAATTT